CACCTGATCCTTCTGGTTTGACCTGAGCATTCGCGAAACCTGATAACATAACTTCTTCTTCAAACGCTCTGTCTGAAGATTCGCTAGTGTAGATTTCAGCATGCTGATTCTCATAACGTTTATACTCCAAGCCGAATAGGGCATTCAAACCTGGTTCTAGTTCTTTAACTAGTTGTCCTCTACTTATCGCCATAGTTTTATCTCCTTATTATATTCCGGCTGTTTGTTTCATAAAGTGTTCATTGATAGTAACGATTACATTCGCATTAGCTGCGCCTAGTTCGTCATTATCAGGATCTTTTGAAACACCGATTATTTTTAATTGAGCAGCAGTATCTGCCATAGTTCCTGAAATTTCTACTTTAGAAATATAATCAGGTGATGACCCTGCAGCGTACACAATGTCAGCACAGTTTCCAATGTTAGTTTGAGCTACTGTACCAGCACTTTGTACTTCAAATCTTTCGTAAGGGTCGTCAGAAACGAATCCTACGATATCAGTTGCAGTGTTAGATGCAGCTAAATGATTTGCCCATGTTGGTTTACTAGTTGAAGCATCAGTATAGAAAACACCATTAAGTGATCCTAATAAAACATTTCCTGCCGCTGCAACTTCAACTTCACCAGTAGCCGCCATGATTACTGGGTCCCATTGATAGATAGCAGCTGAACTTGCAGCAATGCTGTACTCGGATAAACCTTGGTTGTCTCTATTCTGACCAACTTTTCCTATTGCTTTCAATCCGAAAGCGGCGTCTTTATTTGCCATAGTTGTGTCCTCCTTATAGACATTTTAGTTTAGTTTATCCTCTGATGGTTTAAGAATTCTTTTAGGATTTCTTTGAGCCACCGAAGGTTACACGAGTCTGTCGATCAATATTGATCGGCATACTTGGATGCTGTTCCTTCATAAGATCGTTGTCTACTGCCTCAACGTTATCTTGACCTTGTTTAACATAATAGTCATGACGTTGTTTTGCGATCTCTTCCGGTACCCTTGCCAGCACAAGTCCACCAACTCCGATCACTCCCTTGTATTTGCCGTCTTCAACAATTGGATAATCCGTATCTGGATATTCATCAGCTCTCACTAATTCGTATCCTGATCTAAGTCTTCCAGCTAAATTTTTAGTATCCTGGAATCCCATAGACTCTACTCTTATCCACCTGTGCTGAAAACCTGTTGGCGCAGGGGGTGCATCTAAAGATGATGGTGGAGTCCAAACTTTTTTTCGAGTTTCTTTTTCTCGAGTCTGACTCGCACGCGAGGTTCTTGTTTCATTTTCGTTACTCATATGCTTATACCTCCTTCGTGATTTTTAGTTGTTTCGCATATTCTTCTAGTGGCACACCTAATTTTTTAGCGATAGCTACCTGTGATGGTGTGAGCCTCACAGTCTTGCGACCAGTATTTGTACTTCGCTTCGCTGAAGCTACTGTTTGTACGGGTTTGGTCGTTTCCCCACTGCTCTTAGTTGTAGCAAATTTATGGGGGAATTCAAGTCTTATTCTCTTATCTATTTCAGAATAATATTCGTCACTAGATGGGTCATAACCTTCCTGTTCAGTCAATTTCTTATGTAAATCAAACGCAGTATAGGTCATAGCTGTATCTTGACCAAACCATGTGTTTCTACTAGCCCATGATTCAGCTTTAGGATCAGGTGTTCCTTGTGCCGCTGTTTGTCTATTTAAATTGATTTCAGGAGTTTTAACCTCTCTGGCTTGTTTAGATTTAAACTCTTCTTGAGCAATTTTAGTTTCCTCAAGTTTAGCTTTTTTATAACCTAACTCAGAGATTGCAGTTAAAGCTTCTGCTTCTGCTCCAAGATCATTTGCTTCTCTTGCTGCAGCTAGTTTAGCTTGTGCTGCTTGTAGACCAGATACAATAGAGTCTTCTGTAGACTTCATGAATCCGGGTTCTAGCTTCGAGATTTTTTGTTCAGCCATTTCTCTTAATTTAATTTGCGCTCTTGCAAATTCTGCAGCTTCATCTTTTTGTCTCTCAGCTTCTCTCCACTTATGAGTTAGTTTAGCTATTCTTCTTTGTACAGATTCACTGTACTGTTCAATTTCTTTATCTTGTTCTTTCTCTAATTCTTTCGGCTCTTCTTTCGCTTCAACTTGTTCAGTTGACGTTTCTTCAGCAGCTGTTTCTACTTCTGTGTTTTCTTCTGGTTGATCGTTTTCTAATTCAACGTCTGCACCAGGACCAGATGTATCAATGTCTACCATTTTACTTTGTTCTACGTCAGGCATAGTTTTCTCCTATGTTAATATTGATGAAGTATATCTTCGGGATTATCAATGGTTGCTAACACTTCATCGTCATTTAGCATTCTTACTTCCCCGCCATCGATCTGGATTCTTGATCCAGCATATCTTGCAAAAATTACCCAGTCGCCTTTTTTACACCAAGGACCTTCAGGAAATTTTTCTTTGTCATAACATTGTGGACCCATCGCAAGAACTAAACCACAAGTAGATCCTACTTGTTGTCTTTCTAAAGTTTCTTGTCCAAGATATAATCCACCTTTAGTTTTTTCCTTCATCTTAAAAGGAAGTACAACTAATCTCCATCCAGTAGGTCTAGGTAATTTGTCGGATTCTTTTGTTTTTAAACGTTCATATCCATCAACTTCTTCTTTGTGGATATCTTCGTATTTATCTAATAGTGCCGTTTTAATTTCGGGTTTGTCCGAAGTCGACGACGTTGCTTTCTCTTTCAGTATCATTTTTTTGCTCCTTTGGTTCTAGCAGGTTAGAGATTTCCTGAGATATTTTTAAATAGGCATGTGCCTGTCCCATCATATACTTATATTTTTCCATATTGTCAATGCCTCCAGCAATCATGGCATCCCCAATATTTTGATAGTTTTCTTTTAAGTATTTTTGGATTTTATTTATTATAGTTAATTCTTCACTTAACATCAGCTATTTTACCTTTATTTTCACCTTTCTTGATTACGTATTTTTGAGTGCCATTCGCACCGGTCTCAACTTCTTTACGAAGGTTTGTAAATAAGTTTTTTTGTTTATCTTTTAGTTCTTTTTCTTTTAGAAAAGATTCTATTGTTTTTGAGTCTCTCATAGCCTTTATCTATAGCACAAAAGAAATTATCTATCAAGTCACAGAGCTTAAACATTATCTTGTCAAACATTAGCAATTCCACTTTCTAAGTGACTTATTGATTCTTGAATTAGGGTCTCTTGCAGTCTTAGCTGAAGTCAATCTTTTCTTCATTCCGGACATTCTCGCGCAGAAGCTCTTTCTACGTTTTGCAGCTTTAGAACCTGCTTTTAATTTTGATGGTTTAGTAGTAACTGCTGTTTTTAATTTTGATCCCGGATTCGCTGCTCTATAAGATGCAACGCCTTTTCGGTTCAGGCCTCCGGATGCAGACTTACCTTCTTTTCTTTGCCATGCAGGAGATTTACTTCCTCTAGCTAGTTCAACTCTACCACCTGTTGGATAAGGTACTTTTGATTCTAACTGATCGTAAATTTTAGGTGTTCCTCTTTGAAAAAATCTTCTCATTATTTTCTCCCAAACGTTCTAACGTTAGTTGGTTTTGGTCCCGTATTCCCTGCAGCTCTTTTTCGTCTGACAGCACTCGCCTTTTGCGACTTTGTCATTGCTGTGGCTTTTGCAAGTGGTACGCACTTTGGATACTTTCTTTTCTCCCCTTTGCTTCTCCCGCAAGGTTGATATTTCCCGTTCTTCTTCGGTGCTCCAATGTCTACCCATTTCTCTGCTACCCATTTTCTTAAACCACCTTCTGAAAAATAACTACGCACAACACGCTCTTCTTTTTCTACTCATTCCTGCTTGCATTGGTCCACCGCATGCAGCTTTTTTTCTTTTACCACCTGGTGTTACTTTGCCTGAGCAAACTGCAGAAGCGTACATGTTAGCATATGCCGATGGATATACTTTAAATTTTCTTTTAGCTGCTGCTTTTCCTCTTGCACAAAGTTTTGCCATTATGCTTCTCTTACCAATTTAGCAATTGGTGACTTTTCTTTTTTCTTCATTTTAGAAGCCATAATTTTTTTCTTTAACGCAGCAGGTAAAGTCTTTTGTGCTTTAGTTAAAGTTGGTCCACCATTATTATAATA